GTAAAGGTGAACTTAAGCTCAAAGCTGTCGCCTTTACGACATGTAACATCTACTCTTGAAGAGTTATCTAAGTTTATTTGTGTAGCCATATTACAAAGGTACTAATTTACTGGTTATCAAGAAGTTAGTTGGTCAATAAGGCTATCGCCTTCGTCTTGCAATTCCCCACGCTTCCCTTGGCGTTGAGAAATCATCTTAGACTGCTCAACAGCTTGTTTCTTAACGCGCTTGTCTTTAGCTTCTTCTTTGCTTGATTCTATTCCTTCACGAAACTGCATGTCTTGCTGCTTCATTCCCATTTGAACTTGAGTCTTAGCGCTCTCAATTTGACCTTTTAGCTGGTATTCCAATTGCAGTAATTGAGCTTTAGCTTGAGCGTCTGCTTGTATCTCTGCAATCTTGGCTTGGCTTTGCATTTGAATCTCCTGCATTTTGCCTTGACTTGATGCCTGTGCAGTCTGTTGATTCATCTGAGCCTGCATCTGAGAGTTTCTTTGCGCTATTTCTTGTTGCAACTTCATTCTTTTCTTGCGTCTTATAATAAGAAGTCTCTCTGCTTGGTCTACATCTTTAAGCTGTCTTACAGACATTGCGTCTTCTAAGTCAATCTCTTTTTGAGCAAGAGCCACTTGTATGTTCTGCTCTAAGTATGACTTTTCAGTTTCATCCATCTCTGTCTGAACTTTAACACCAAAGTTATACATAGGAAGGTCTCCAAAAGAAGCCAATACCTTCATATTAGTCTTACCTATAGCCTGCTCATAAGCTTTAAATATAACAGATTTAGGAGGCAGTATCTGTAAACATTTTACGATATCCTCACATACTTTAGTATATAAATACAAAGCTGAATTAGATATATCGTAGATAGCATTATTACCGGCAGCAATTGCCTGCTGACGTACACCAACCAACTGCTCTCCCTTTGGAGATGTTCCGTCCATTACTTCGTTAATACCTGTTGTATCACGTATAAGACGGAGATTATGATTATAAATACCGATAAGCTCATTAATATTCCTAATACTATTATCTAAAGACCTAACTGGGGGGTTCTGAAATCCACCTTCTGGATTCTTTGAGCGATAGTAGAATACACCTGTTTGTTCATAGATGTCTTGTATATCTAATGGTTGAAGCTCACCGCCTTTACCCAGCTGTACATTCTCTAGCCCTTCAATGTCTACAATTAATCCATCTGGCTTAGCCTTAGCAATAGCTTGTTGTAATTTCAGGTGAGAAAGTTGTAGCTGGTCAGCAAATCCTATTACCGAGCCCACAAGAGACTTAGGCATCATTCTGCGCAAGTTAGTTGCAACTACAGAATAAGATAATCTAGCTTTAGTTAAGTCGTGTACGTTTTTAGGTATGTTTCTTTTTTGCCCGTAATCATAAACATAACCGCATCCTACAACATAACTCCCTCCAAACACTGTTTGAATATTCATGTGCTGAGGCTTTCTGTCGTATACAGATTCTTTAGGCGGTGTGTAATTGAATCCCTTGTAGTAGAATCCGCTGTTACCAAACTTAGATTTTTTTTGCTCAAACACCATATCATCAGTAGACATGAATTCAAAATCCATAATCTCGACAATGAACTCATCGTATCCGTAAGTTGTACGGTCTAGAGTTTCATCGTAGTATTTATAGCTTAGTTTATCAGCTCGGTTTTGGTATTTATTTTTTACGCTTTGACCTATTTTTTCATATTGCTCTTCTGTAAGCTCATCACGAGCAATACGCTTAAGTTCTGAGATGCTGACTTTCTTAACGTGTCCTGCATAGATGAGGTCACTAAACGTAGGGTCTTCGGTGTAGCTATGGAAGAAGAATGCTGGGTCGATGTACTCTTCTTTGATTCCATAGTTTGGGTCGTTACTTCTTTTTATAACACCCATACCACAAGCTACTAAGTCATTGACTGCTCTGCGATAAACGCGCTGGTCAAAATCATTCCACTCTAAAGTCATATTAGTGCCAACTTGAGCAGCTATTTCAGCAGCTGTTTTAACATTAGCATCCATAAAAATCTCAGCCTCTTCTGCCGTTTCTGGTATAGAAGAAGTGTCAATTTTTGTGTCTATACCTAGGGTCTCTAGGTCTTGTATAACGTCTTTGTTTTTAACTTGGAACATCTTCTTGGCTCTCTCTTTGTCTTTTTGAGACTGAGATAGAGGGTCAATAGCTGTAAGGTTTGGATATGGTTTTCTAGAAAGTATATTGTTTACTACAATCTTAACAAACTTGGGGACGATAGGCACTGGAGACCAATCAAGGTTTAGCAACGTACCGTCACCGCTGTTTGGGTCAAGAGAGTTTAATATCTGTTTATAGATTGAGGTATCTTGCGTACCATTAGCGTAATCGCGGTTGGTCTCAAAGTCCTTCATGCGTCTTCGGAAGAGACTGCGCTCATCGTCAGAGTTTCCCCATTGTTTTTCAATAGCTTTAGCATACTTCAGACCGTAGGACTTATTAGTCTTAACTGCATATTCAGCAAATGGGTCTGGGAAATTGCCGTACTTCCCTTTATCGTTATCGTTTTCGTACATATAGCGTTTCGCAAATACTTCCTCGCAAATATACGAAAATAAAGACCTGAGTTTTAACGCCTTACTTCTTTGGTGTATCTACGGAAAAATTGTTTATCATCGAATTGCGCCTGCTTTTTATCCACCCTTGTTTTTTGCGCCCCTAATAAAGCGAGCCCGCTTGAAATTGTTAAATCATATTTTGTTCGATTATCTATCTTATACCCAATCCAATCATCTAAAGTTCTTTGGAAATACATCTTTCCCATTTCTCCTGTCTGAGTATTTATACCTACGTGTTCTTCTACGTAGGCTTCTATTGCGTGAGCATGAGCTTGTATGACATCAACTGAGTTAGAAGGTATACCTCGTGTCTTCGTGTTTGAGGCCGCGTTTGGAGACTTTAAATGGTCTGGCCTCCTCATTACATATTCTTGATAGCCTCTAGATTCAAAATGCCTTACTATTCCATACTTGTTGTTTTCTATCAATAATGGATAACCATAGAATACAGATGCCATCAAAACATCCTCGTAAAATATTTTAGCCAGAGGGGGTCTTGACGCATATTCAGCTACAAACATATTTGCAGGAGCTGCCATGTTAAACTTATTGTATAAATGACAAGCCCCCTTAGAGCCTCTGTTGTCTGTGGTAGAATCTAAATCATAGCTATCCACACCGCCTACACCTATATGCTCATTAGCAGGATACTTTGAGCCGTACTTTTCAGTTTGTTTGTTTCTATCTTCAGGCTTAGGCATCCAAGATACCATCCACCTGCCTTTTGGGTTCGGATTAAAAACAACTTCACTATCACTAATTCCGTCCTTCCAGCTAAAATTACCTTGAACTACAGGGTTTGGATACAGCTCGTCATTATGCTCTATTTGTTCATATATCTTTCCAATGTTAAAAGTAGAACCCTCTATACTATCTCTCATTGACTCGTCTATGGTAAAAGGGAACTGTCGTATAAATTCGTTTAGTTCTCTAGCATCATGCTTAAGAGCATCTCTTTCATTCTTTAAATAAGTCTTAGCGCCTATATCTACATAGTCCTCATCAATCGTTTTAACAGGTTTTTCTGGGTTTTCAATAACAGGGTTTCCATGCTCATCGAAGAATCCTTCAAGCGCTTCATAGGCGGGTATAAATAATCTATAAAGTCCAGTCTTTGTTCTTCCGTTTGCATTTCTATCTTCTGGGTCTGAATCTCTCCAGAGTTCTTTGTATTGTTTGCCACCTTTATCCATTGGATTTACTGTAGAACCCATAAGACACTTACCTATAATCTTACGCCCTACAATTAAACAAGTTCTTTCTATTCGCCATGCTTCACGAATATCAGTTGGTCTTTCCCACTTACCGCTCTCATCCATATACATCATATGAAGTTTCTCACCATCATAAGCATTGTTTGTGGTGTTCTTCCAGTTTATAATCGTATTAAGAGCCTCCCCCTTGTTGGAGGTTTTGTTGTTTTTAGTAATTCTCTTTGATGGCTCACGGAACGCAAGCTCCATGCGTGGATTGGTTGTACCATCCTGTATGGGCTTAAAGAAAAAAGGGTAGCTTCTGAACATAGGAACTACCTTTTTCATAAAGATATTCTCCTGTGCGTCCTTACCTGTTTTAGACTGTATACCTAACAGCTTATCCTTTACCTGAGTAGCTTCGTCTACAAGTATAGCCGCAGACATATTGGTATATCCAGAACGTCTGCACTTAGTGTACATCTGCCCAATACATCTCGAATCTGCTTCACAGGCAGCAAAATGAACAAATAGCTTTCTTTGAAAGTCTAAAAATGAAGCGTAGCCTATATCCATCTTGCTCCATTGTAACATCATGTAGTGTCTCCCTGTAATGTAGACAGGCTTACCGTTATTGTAAAACCAAAGGCCGTTGCGCCTACGCTCAAACTCCTTCTCGATGTATGGAGAAAATTTCTTTTTGAATTCTGATGGCATTTCGTACCACTCATCCATAGAACGAATCCTCTGCAATTCCTCTGGCACAGGAAGTCTTCTCCACATTTGCACAGCAGGCTTCCGTTCATATCCAAGGATTTCTTTTTTAGGGGGTATCTTGGGAAGCTGAATATCAATCCCGCCAATTTCGGTAACCTCGCCACCTGTATCGTTGGGACATATATTAATAACATAGTTATCATACCCTTCAATTTGTTTAAGTCCAGCCATTTCATTAAATTTGATTTATGAAACGTATTATATTAATAGCTTCGATTCTTTTATTGTCATCTTGTGCTACACAGAAAAACTCGTGTAAGTCCTTGAATAAATGCACCTACGAAGGCGAGCATTATCATATTATTAGACATTAGTAATCCCAGTAACAGAATATCTGATTACTTGGAGAACTTCTCTGCGAATCCCCCTGAGTAATCTTGCTCCCCTTCAATACCGCCTGTTTCTCGGAGTTCTTTGACCATTTGCTCAAGCCTTTGATATTCAATGAGTAGTTCTTTTGCATCAGTTGCTGTTTGTTTTATACTCTGTAATTCAGCTTTACGCTGAGACCCAGAAAGCTCTGTGTCCACAGGCTTTCTTACTTCATCAATCATATTGTTTATAGCTACCTCCATAGAGGACAACAATCTTACCGAAGCTTCTTCTGTACTAAACTTGCGCTTCCTTGACATATACTAGCTCTGTTGTTCTCATGCGATATACTTTGTCACCGCCTATGAGTTCCATTTCGTATTCTGAATTTTTCGTGTAACCCACCATATCACCAGACTTTGCTCCAATCCATTCTGAATCTGAGGGTAGGGCGAGTAGTACGCCTTCCAGTTCTGGTTCTTCTTTGAGGCTAAGAATGATGCCAGAATCACTTGCTTTCTCTTCCTGCTCAACAGGGGGTGCAACAAAACACCAATCCCCAAGCATAGTAATATCACCAGCTTCGTCTTCGATAGCGATAGCGTGGTTTGCATATCCTCCGATAGGGTCGTAATTAACCAAATACAAGTCATCTCCTATGTCATACATTTGCTCCATCACAACGTGGTGATGAAAGTACAGTGTGTTTCCTTCGTGATTCGCGAATTGAGAAGGAGCGGCAAATATTTTTGCTGAATTTACCCTGTGCTCGAATTCATTGAACTTGCTCACAAGTTGCAATGTTCCTCCATTGAATGAAACCTCATCATTAAACTTCTGAGGTATGTGTACTATAAAATGGTGTAGTGGTTTCATATCAATCGAATTTTAGGTCATACTCTAATATACAAGGCATGTCGTCAACAGCTTTCCATATCATTGTACCTTCCTCGTTCTCGATGTATATAAGGTATCTTTTTTTACCATAACGGTGCAGATACGCATCGTCTTCCGTGATGGCTACAACCCTACCACTGCCAGCTCTCATGCCAACGTAATAAGCCATAGCGTCCTTTGGGTCTCGCCCAATAACTATTTTTCTAATCATCTTAATTTAATTGTAAAGAGAATACGATTTAGTTTACACTACCGTCTCTATTTGATAAGTTAATCCAATAATCTATACTTGATGGGTCAGGAATATCTTCTTCTGCTTGCTCCATTCTGTAGGCTTCTACACAATATGAAAGTAAATCATCAAGTTCTTCTTCGTCTGCTACAGAGAAAGATGAAAGCAAGCTCATATTAGCTCTCTCGTCTCCTTCTTCATCTGTATGCCTTGTTTCTAAATCTAAAAAACCTATAGCTATTGATGCTAAAAACTCATCTTCAAGCTCAAACTTCTTGACGATATTGTTTATAGATACAATAAGCTCCTGTATTTCAAGTATGCAATCCTTTTGTCTTTCAGTCATTAGCTTAATTTAGTGACAACAAATGTGCTGGTCTGTAATAAAGAACCAGAACCAGATGAGTCTTTTTTAATTTTGTAGTAATATACGTCACCTTCTCTAGCTGCCGAAAACAATGAGTATGAAATTACTCTGTTACCTGCTGGCTCATTTGCTCTCGTAATGCTTTGCAACAATGTAGGAGTAGCACCTTCTGGGCGCTCACGGATTACATCAACTTGAATGTCTGCTTGAGCAGTTACGTCAAAAACAAGGTTTAAATCTATTTTTATAGGGCCTGCGGTAACAACGTTAACGAGCTTAGTACTGTGAAGGTCTAATACATTTGTTGCACCACTAATTTCTACAGACCTGATATCTGAAGCGTTATCTACAACAGCTGGGTCTGGAATAGCAAGCGTAGTTGTAAGAGTGATAGCACCGCTAGGTCGCACAGCAATCATAGGAGTTGCAACACCAGAAGAAGTAATTGTAACAGTGTCGCTTGATGCGGTAGTTGATATATCAATACCTGCCCCACCTACTAGCGTAAGTGTATCATCATTTGAATCTGCAACAACACTTGTCTGACCAGAAACCGCAATAGTTTTAAATCCGAAAGAGCTGTTAGCAATAGTGATAGTATCGGTAGCAGCGTTTGTTGTTACATCTATTCCATTACCACCTACCAATGTAAGGGTATCAGTAGACGAGTCTGCTACTACATTTGCTTGACCAGAGACTGATATTGTGTTAAATGAGTTTACAGCTCCAACAGAGAATGCGCTAGAGTCAAGCTCACGCTTCACCACATTGTTGCTTCCGTCTAAAAGCAGGGCTGTAAGCTCTGATGAGTTAGTTGCTGGTGCTGAGGTAAACGATAAAGTTCCGTTCACTTCTACAGTATTTGTAGATAGCTTAAGAGCCGAATCTGTGCCTGCTCCATCCTCTACTACTTTGAGTGAGGAAGTTACACCGTTTGAATCTAATTTTAATAGGGACGTATAGGTGTCCTTTACTTTATTTCCTGAAAGAGTTGCCATTTGAGTATCTTTGTATTATGCAAATTTAATAAAAATGGCAAAGCGCTCAAGAAAAGGTATGTTTAGAGATTTTAAAATCCGAAAACAGGAAACCCTTAATAAAAGCTATCTTAAATACCTACGTCTAGCTCAGAGAGACATAGTTGCAAGCTATGATGTGTCCGAAAGCGAACTAAACTTCTTAATATTTGCTTACGACTATGAATTTTTTACAATAGACCACATTTCTTCTGCATATTTCTACCATAAACTCAAATTTGGGCAAAGAATACTGTATCCCTTGTCAAAAAGAGACTATATATACAAGTATTACGATAAGCTATCCCCAAATTCTTACGAAGAAGCGGTATTTGATGAAAGTAAGATGAGGTATAGAGTCAGATATGCCTTAACCCAGAAAGCCAGACTGCTTGTACAGAGGTTTTACAGGAAAGTAGAAGGCCTTGAGCAGATTAATGTGCCGTCTTAACCTTAAATGGCATTTTCAGAGCTGCTCCTTTGTGCGGAACGAACTTACCCTTATGAGGCATGAGATAATATCGGCCACCTTCTGACATCCAGTGATATCCAGAAGGGGCCTCTACCATTACTTTTTTCTTTGAGGCTTTCACTTCTTTCCTTTTTTCTTAGCGTTAGCTTTAGCCATCATAATAAAGTCAGCCTTAGTAATCTTGCCGTCTTTGTTAAAGTCTAAGCCCTTTTTCTTACCAAGCTTACCGCCTTTCTTATAGGTAGGCATCACCCCACCTCTCTTGCGCATGCCGTCATCTTCGAAAGGTGCTGGAGACATAAGATATACGTTCTTGTTCTCTTTAGCAACCTTCTCTAGCTTCTTACGCATTGCTGCTGTAAGAGGGAAACCGTCCTGCGTCTTACCTGTTTCTAATGCTTTTGCAGCATTGTTTCCTTTGTTAGCCTTTTCTTCAAAAGACTTGTAAGTATTATTTTTCTTTGCGTACATTATTTTTTAGCTCTATTTCGTTTTGCCTTTATAAACCTTCCTTCACCATGGTCGTAGTCCATTCCGTCTCCATTTCCATAGCGACCAGACTTGCGTCTCATCCTATTTAAAAACGCACGGTACTTCTTTCTAGCTTTTGTAGAATGATACTTTGTATCGTACTTCTTCTTTTTATCTCTAGCCTTCTTATTCTTGGCGTAGTATTTAGCCGTCTTACCCATACGGTACGTATCTTGTTTTTCCATCCACACGTACCGCTTTCAGTACTTGGTGACGGTTTCTACTATCCTTCTTATGGGATATATGTACCCAGTCTGGATTCTCATCAGTCCCAAATTCCCAGATAAGTTGGTCAAAGTCTAGTCTATCTAAAGCATAGTGGAATATATCTGCGTTGGTAATCACACCGTATACATCTGCATCTAGGTCAAGCGCCTCACCTTTACTATGCTGAGAGGTTTTACTCCCCCCAATAGCTTCGTTAAGAGCTTCGCTCCTGTAACCAGAGCTTATGAAGATGGGACACATAAATTCCTCACGTATAGGTTGAAAGATGTTCTCTGCAACCGCCTTAAGGTTTTCAAGATGTTCTATTGTCGGCTCATTGGCAATTCCTCGCCTCTTCGCAGTAGCAGACTTCGTCACTTCCGCAAGCGAAAGGTTCTTGGATAGATGCATAGTTGTAATCGCTTAAGTAATAGTGTGTTACAAAGGCAAAGATAATGAATAAAACTAGAATTATGAACGCCACCATTTTCCTACCACCATCAAGCAACCCGCTAAAATGGATACTAGTAATATTATATCCTTGAATTTATCCCAGAAGGTTTTCTTCTCAACGTATACTATCTTTTCGTAAGGAACCTCAATAGTCCGAACTATTGTATCCGAGTCGCATTTCGCGTCTATAATAAGAGTGTCGTTCACCTTTACTACTTTGACTTTTAATCTGTTCTTCGTTATTACTATAGTATCGTGTTGCTTCAAAGTCACAGTATCCTTCAAAACCACAGGCGGGACTACAAGCGTGTCCTGTACAACCAACGTATCCTTTTTCAGAATCATTGGGTCTTTCTGTACCGCTTTTTTCAAGTGCCATTGAGCGCTGCAACTCGTTAATGACAGAACTAGAATTAACTTTACCAGCCATTTCATTACCCCTCTTTCTTAGTGGCAAATTTTTCTAGTCCCGCAATACCAAAACTGCCTAGAGTTACTATCACAAAAGAATTGTAAGTGAACTCATTGATAGGTAAATCATTACCCCAAAACCCACTTAAGACATCGGCAATCATAACCAATACCATTACAGCAAATGATAAGAAACCGATTATAGTCTTCTCATTCCAATCATTTGTGTCCTTAAAAATCTGCATAAACTTTTTCATAGTGCTTTATATATTATATGTACAAAGGTACGTTTTGTTTCATTATGAGTTGACTTAAAGTAAAGCTTTAACACTTGACAATGTCCCAAAAAAGTTGTAACTTCGCTAAGTCGAAAGACCACAGAGGACTTCAACAGAAGGACTCCATCTAACACTTCTATTCTGAAGATAACGGTGGTCGCATAGAACGACCCACCGCTCACTTACAATCCTTACGCATTGACATCAAAGGCGCATAGTATCCTATTCCGCAGAAGCGGTCGTTTTTCTGGGTTACAGAGTCCGATTAGTCCACTTATTCCATCGGACTGGACTGTCAGAATAGAAAACATTTCTGAGTAATACATTTTGTGGGGATTATATAGTATAAAAAACAATTGAGTATTCTACCCAAAGTCGATTCTATACCCCAACCCCCTCGGCACACAGCAAAGCTGTGTGGACTTTTTGGCTTTTCTGCTAGTCGGACTAGCTATTGCTAGTCAGCGCGCGTTCTAGGGACTAGTATATCAATAACTGGTATAGTTCTCAATAAAGAGATTAATAACCTTAGTAGGGTAAACACTAGCCACATGTCTGCATCATGCGCCTGCATCACGAGGAAATCGTCAACCAATATAGTATTACTACGTAATACTTATTGTCAAATCCTATTTTTTTGTTCGGAAATTTGGTGCTATGTTAGTTGCCGATGGTTCAAACGAATTGAGCCACAAGTAATCTTCTTAAACTTATACTATGAAGACTTATTCTTATTCTGACAAAGTAATCTATTTCACTAACAAAGCTAAGGACTCTAAGAGTTCTAAACAAGCTTGGTACTTCTACGGCAAGGTTAAGAACCTTGTTAAGTGGTATGAACTTAGTGAAGAAGAAATGGCTGGACATCTAGCTTACTTACCTAAGTTAGCTAAAGCTATTGAGAACAAGTATGGTTCTACTAAGACAGAAGCTAAAGCTTCTACCCCTGTTACTAAAGTAACAGCCTCTGCTCCTAAGTTGGCTACGCCAACTGAACCTGCTGTTTCTAAGAATGGTAGAACTAACAATGCTCTTAGAGTTAAAGCGGTTATCTCTAACCTAGAGGCTTCTATCGAAATCCTTAGAGCTATCAAGTAAGCTATTGCTTATCTAACTGAGCTGAGCCTCAGCCCTTCGGGGCTGGGGCTTTTTGTCGTTGTAATCAGTCCATTAGGGCTATAAACTAAATGCTATGTTAAAGCTAATGATTGTATGCTTGTTAGGGTTAGTGAATTTGTGTTTGCTAACTATTGTTAAACCATTAAATGATGAGAAGTAATATGAAGTATCTAAAGATGATTGAGTTCTTAGCTGGGGAGTTAGCTAGAACTGAGGAGATGCTTAAGAGTCAAAGCGGTGCAAATGCTAAGCTATCTAACACTATGATAGAGTTAGACCATTGGAAAGAAGAGGCTTTAGAGTATCGTAATGAAAGAGAGCCAGAGTGGTGGGCTCAAGAGAAAGAGCTGAAGGCTGAGCTGAAAGAAACTAAAGAGATTAACTCGAAGATTAATGATAAGCTAGCTGAGACTAGGGCTGACTATCTATCTGAGTCAGACCTTGTTACAGAGTTGGAAGAAAAGATTAAGAGTCTTAATGATAAGTACTCTAAGCTTTGGGCTACTGACTTTGCTTATCATCATCTAAAGAAAGTATATGATGAAGACAAATCATACTATGAAGGTAAGATAGCTAAGCTACAGGTAGAAATTAATCACTTTAAAAACAATAAGTAATATGAGTAAGAAGATTGAAAGCAATGGCTTCATTGCTAACTGGAACAAGATTATTAATTCTCAGTGTCGGGATGATGCTGAGAAAGATAACAAGGCTAAGGCTAAGACAATAGCTGATGACTATCGTAAGTACAATACCAATGCGGTAACTAAACCTGCTAAGATAGACGAAGAGCTAAAGGCTGAGGTCAAGAAGGATTTAGATAAACTATTTGATAACCTATTAAACTGGTAAGATTATGAGACCTATACAGTACCTATAAGTAAATTTTTGATAACCTATTAAACTGGTAAGATTATGAATCACAAAAGAACCGAAGTAGCTGAGTGGTACTTAGCAAATGTTTTCCCTTATGTATCTGATAAAGATGCTGAGATTGAGTGGCTAGTATCCCACTTAAAAGATAATGCCTTCGAAGTTATTGAAGGTATGTATGATGAACAAATGAGTAACCTTGAAGCTGATGGCTTCTTTAAATAAATAGATTATGGGATTGGATATGTATCTAACTAAGCGTACTTATGTACAGAACTGGGACTATATGAAAGAGTCTAAGAAAAACTATGTAAGTATTAAGGGTGCTGATGAAGGGCACATTAAGAGTGAGAGAGTTCAGTATATAACTGAACAGCTATGTTACTGGCGTAAGGCTAATCAGATTCACAATTGGTTTGTAAATAATATACAAAACGGTGTGGATGATTGCGAGGAGTATATAGTTAGCTTACCAGAAATTAAGCAGTTAATGGATGTATGCTATGAGGTTATGACTGATAACTCAAAGGCTAAAGAGTTACTGCCTACAACTGAAGGCTTCTTCTTTGGTGGTGGTGGGTATGATGAGTTCTATTATACTCAAGTAACTAATACTTATAAGATACTTAAGGAACTAGTAGAAGAACTAGAGTCTTATAAGACACCATTGAATGATTCTGCATGGATTGAATACCGAGCAAGCTGGTAGCAACTGAATATACATTGAGGTAAATTATAGTTTGTACGTAGTACAAACATAATTTACTTCAATGTAAAAAGGGGACGAAGTTTGCCGTACCTTGAATGGAGTCGGTCGACACCCCCCTTCCACACAAAATAATATAATTAAATAGATAGATTATGAATGATTACAGATTCTCAGAAGAGTATTTAGACCGCTTCGGTCTTAACAAGGCAGACCTTTATCTAATAGATATAGCATTGCAAACATATACTAAGCAAGCTAATAAAGAAATAGATGAGGCTGAAGCTAAAGGGAACAGAAGTATATTCGGTAAGAGTTTCTTTGAACAAAGAAGAGAGGACATCTTAATGAAGTTAGAGATGTGGCTCAAGCCAGAATTAGTATACGAAGAAGAATAATAATAATTTTAAGTACAGCCTCACCAAAGCGGTGGGGCTTTTTATTAACCTGTAAATTAAATTATATGAACAAGCAGGAAAAAGTGTTTCAAGTATTGGAACAAACAGGATTGAATTGGACTGTTAACAAGAAAGAACTTGTATCAGTTGATGGATTAACTACTGACTCATTCGGTATCTTCCGTAATGATAACAACCAATGGTTAGGTACAACAGGTAAGAGATACGAGCCGTATCAGAACCATCAGTTAGTATCTAATATGGTAGAGATTACTGATGAGGTAGGCTTAGATGTTAGTCGAGGCGGTCAGTTAAATAGCGGTAGTAAGGTATTCTTACAAGCTGAGTTACCTCAAGATGTGGTAGGTAATAGTGGTATCAAGCGTTGGTTAACTACTACTAACAGCCACGATGGTACTAGTGCTATTACATTAGGGTATTCTAATATGGTGATTGCTTGTAGTAATTCATTCCACGCTGCTAGTAAAGGGTCTAATAGATTCAGACATACTATCAATGCCGATTCTAACATACAAGAGAATGTTAAGCAGATACAACTAACCTTAGCTAATGAGATGAAGTTGATTGAGACATTCAAGGCTATGCAGTCTACTGACATCAGAGATGAGGCGGTAGATAAGACTGTTAGGGCTTTGTTTAGTATTGGATTAGATACTATGCAAGACGACATCAGTACTCGTAAGCGTAATCAAGTAGAGACCTTTAGTGATAACTTAGTTACTGAGATTAATACTCACGGCAAGACTATGTGGTCGCTGTTCAATGCAGTAACTAGGTATACTAATCACGAGGCTTCACCTAATGATGATGATGCTAAGAACAACTACCTAATGAATGGTGGTGGGTTCAAGCTAAACAACATTGGTTACAATGAGATTATGAAGTTCGTTGATGCTAACACAGAAGGTATCTTAGTATAATTAATAACTTAAATATTTATCAACCCTGCCCTGCCTCTATGAGGTGGGGCTTTTTAATTCAATTATTATGAAAACTAAAACAAACATTATGGACAAGTTCAAGCAAGTAATCATCAAGTGGTTAGGATTAGACTATGTAGTTAACAAGCTAGATAGTGTATCAGAAGATTTATATAATAAAGATTGGGGTGCTCATATTAACTACAGAGACATAGAAAGAGAGCTTGACTATGGTAGGTTTGACATTAGTTCTAGCGATGTAGCTAATGAGTTTGATGCTGAAGATATTGCTAGTGAGTTAAGCTACTACTCTATTGCTTGTGAGTTAGATACCTATGACATTGCATCTAACGTAGATGCTAGTGATATAGCTTATGCTATTGACAAAGAAGAGTTAGCTTCATCTGTTGATTGGGATGACTTAATAGCTGAGTCTCTAAACAAATACTTCGAAGGTGAGAAGATGAATGAGTTTGCTCATATAGTAGCTGAGAAGATAGCTGACCGAGATGGTATGGTTGAGTTAGTCGGTGAAGAAGTATCTAATCAAGGGGTAACTATGGATGAGGTCAAGGCTATGGTGTTAGACTTTGTTGGTGACCCTATTGAACACAGAATCCGTGAGGCTATACTAAACACAGAGGTAATGGTTAGTGCTAAACTAAATACTAAATAAGTTATGAACAAAGAACAAATTATCAAATGGTATTCCGATTGGGCGGTTAACCTTAGCAATGACCCTTACGGAGAAATTGAATGGCTTGTAAGTAAGCTAGATGAAGAATCATTCAAAGACATTATAGATGTCTATGAACAGCAAAAATCACTTGAACCAAACGAAGAGGGCAATACCCCGCTACCTTTTTAAATTCTCAATGACTTAGAAAATTTAATAGATGCCTATGAAAATAGTTTGGTTGAAGGATGACAACATCTTTGTTGTATCTAAATCTAAAACAACTAACAAGAAGATTAGTGATGGGTCTGCCTTAGTACAGACCTACACATTCAGTAGAGAACAATGGGTACTAGCTACTACTAGCAGTGGGTTTGGTATGAAAAAGTTCTTTGCTTTAGATGCTAGTAATTGTATGGACTGCCCTTACTCTGGTAATCAAGGTGAGGGTGGCTGTTACACCCATAAGTTTAATCAGTATGTTGGCTTCCTTAGTATGCTTAGAAGCATAAGGTCTGACCAATTGACACCGCTAGACAAGGCGAAGTTCACTATCATCAGTGATATGTGCGCTGACTCTTATGTTAGGTTCGGGACTTATGGAGAGCCAAGTCTATTAGACTTTCAATTAGTAAATAAGATGGTTAAGACTGCTAAGTCTTGGACAGGTTATACTCATCAATGGAATAAAGAGTGGGCTAATAAGTATAGTGAATACTTCATGGCTAGTACTCATAACAAGGAGGAAACCTACAAGGCTAAACAGAAGAACTACCGCTCATTCATTGCTACTAAAACAGGTAATGAGGAAGCGGTTACTTGTCCAGCTAGTGCTGAGGCAGGATTCAAATCAAACTGCGCAAGCTGTGGCTTGTGTAGTGGTACGTTAGGTAAAGGAAAGAAGGATATTAAAATCTTAGAACATTAATTATGAATATTTACGAGCAACTAGAAGAAGAGGTTAAGATTATTAACCAGCAAGAGATTTTAGACAGAAAGATTTATGTTGAAGGACTAAAGTCTAAAGAAAAAAGAATGTTAGAAGAGTTCGATGATATGGGCTTGGAATACAAGAAGGGTGAAAGATACCTACTAGAAGAAAGGATTAATGGTAGAATCAAGTTAGAGTACCAAGTAAAGCTTCATCCTCAGAAATTTACTAGAGATAAATTTGGTAAGATGAATGGTGAGAAGGAAGAGTTTTACTTTACTAGAAATGTAATAGCATCAAAAGATGGTTACTATATAAGTGATTCTGACGGATATATTGGGCATTATGATAAGCCCAAGCAATTCGATGTGTTCATTGAAAGTTTAAAGGATGTTATAAGACGTGTAATAAAAGGTAAAATCATAAAACATTAATATGAAAAAACCATTCAAAGAGGGAGATA